AGAAGCCTCTGAGAAGGCTGAACGCCCTGCTCTGTGAGTATGTCCTGAGATGACATTCTTTCCATGCCTACGAGCCGCCTCTAGGGCTGATAAGCCCCCTTGTGGCTTGATTGGTGTGTGATCGCCATGCACTGCAATCCAGTTAGGCGCGATAGGCATTGGGTTCTTATGGAAGGTGATACCTAGCTCATCGAACTTCATGAACTTCTCAAAGCGAAGCTCTGGCAATGCACCAAAGGCAGGAACTTTAGCCATGATGATGTTATACAGGCGATCTGTGTGATTGCTACGGATGCAATCTGTAACACCTAGATCCCAGAGCAGCTGAACAGCCTCGTTGCGGTCATCATCTAGGGTCTGGGCATAACTGCCCATGCGCCCTTCTTCCCACTTACTTATCTGTGGAAGGTCAATCTCATCACCAATGGTGACAACCTGATCTGGCTTAAACTTCTTGATGAATGAAGCAAGGTTACGAGTTGCAACCCTGTCATGGTATGGAACTTGTAAGTCCGAAACTACGACAATTCGCTTAATCGTCATCCTCATCGTCCTCGTAATCGCCCAGCTTCTCTGGTTCGATTGGGTCTGGCAAGATCCAGCGAGGGTAAGAGGGAACATCTGTGATCATGAATAGCGCAATGCCTTCAGTAAATCCAGCCTTGCGCAATGACTTCCAATACTCATGCAATCCAATGCAGTAAGCATCGAGCTTGGAATAGCCTTGATCCTCTAATGCCTTAGTGGGTTTCCTTGCCATAGCACAATGCTACCTGTCAAGCAAGATGTTATAGATCTCATCCACTCGCGTGTTGAGTCTTTTGATCTCATTAAGCAGATGCGTGATCACATAACCTGCTAGACCACCGAACACACCTAGACTAGCGATGTAGAAAGTGAAGAAGTCCGACTGTGTCACTTCTTCTCGACCTGATCAATAGCAGCTTCAATCGAATCAACCACGATGTCTGCAACAGACTTCTTAGCGCGGTAAGACTTGATCGCTTGGCGTAGAACAGGGATAGCAATAACTCCACAAGCTCCGGCAATGATGATTGATAGATTATCCATTAGATGCTCCTAACATAGGTACTTGAAAAAAAGCACCATCATTGTCAGCTTCTTTCTTAAAGCTAACATGCATGTGCTTAGTGTGTTTGTTAGCCCCTGTGTATTTGCGCCACTTCCAGTTAAGGATGCTGGAGCAGATTCGTCCATCGAAAATGATGTAACTAATACGCTTGTCTGCTTTTGACTTGGATAAGGTACGAAGCTGATCAGCAAGATCTCCCATGACATCTGGCTTTCCGCCCTTGAATAGGTCTTTGTCCACATCAATGGCACGAACCCAGCCCTGCTCATCAGGATTATGATCTGACTTGCGAGCAGCGTGTCGGGTATCACCGATCCAACCATCCGATGTGCGGTCACGATCTGGGAACGAGTCATCGAATTGCTCGCGAAGCTGTATAGCAGCCTTACTTAGCTTCGGCTTCATCGATCACAATCGGTGTGGATTGTTCCGCTTGTTGGCGTTCGTATTCTGCCTTTGTCATTGAGGTAAATTGCTCGTTGCCGTGGTCAATGATTGCGTGTTCTTGACCTGATAATTCATCTACAAAAAAGGTTACTTTATCCATTTTATAACTCCGCACTAAATCCGACATAACCTGAAGTACTGTTGTTTGATAATAGCGTTGCTGGATAAGCGTTAGTCCATAACGCAGAACCGACAGTTAAAGTCAGGTTTGCCATTGTTGAGGTTGAATTGTTTGGGTTAATCACTAGAACTGTTCCAGCAAGAGTTGAACCACCTGGGCTGCCTTGTCCTGCAACCGTACTGTAATCTAAGGTTGATGGCGTTGTTCGCATTTTAATTGGCAGAACAACATTTATGTAAGCCTGAGTTGTTGAATAAGCAATACCTTGCCCAAAAACACCATAAAGACTTTCTTTACCTTGCAAGAAATAGTAACGCTGACAAGCGGCTAATTCTCCTTGGATTGTTCCGCCAGCTAGTGAAAACGGAGTAGCCTGAGATCCCTGCTCAAATTGTACGCCTGTTAAATACATTGATGCAGTTCCGCTTGATGAGTAAAAAATCAACTGAATAGCTTTATTATTTGCGTTGATCGTTGGAGAAGTTAAATCGAGCGTGTATGAATATTTTGTCCAAGTTGTAGTCGCTGCAACTGTTTGTGGAGAACCAATTGCTACATTATCAACCCGATTAGAACCATTATTAAATGATGCTTCAAAGTTCATATTAAAAGTTGTTGAACCTTTAGCCCAAAAACTTACTGTCCAAGTACCTGTGTATTGACCTTTTACGCCTGTTATTGGCAACTCAATATAAGTTGCTATCAATGGTGAAGTGCCAGCAAAATCCCATTTTAATGAGTAAGGGAAACCAGATGGAGCATCTGTTGATCGTGATACTGTGTTCGCACTTGCACTTGTTTGTAAATACCAACGATCCGCTGTATAACCTGTCGCGGTAAAAGATGTTCCCCGTTGCCAATTTGTCATCGCGCCATTGACCACAGCATTGTTGGTTAAAGGGCGAAACAGGAATGTATCGATGTCCTGACCCAATGTAGAGATGGCGGTTGCGCCATTCTTGACTAAATCACTCGATGTCGGTACATCAAACCCATAATTGGTCGTAGTAGTTGCCATTAGGTTAAAGCTCCTGTCGCATTTGTCCATGTTAGTATAGCATTGACACCAGTCCACGCTAAGGTGGCTGGTAATACTGTTTCCCATTGTGTCGTGCTGAGTGAGAAGTCTGTAGCTGAGACATAAAGGGTTATCTCAGTAAAGCTAGGTGTGGCTCGAAGGGCTACATTCTCCACAAAGCCATCGAACTGACCATCTAAAAGATTGCTTGGCAAGTTACTGATGAGGACAGGCTCGCCAAAAAAAATGCCGATAAGGTCATTACGCATGGAATCTGGCATGTCTGGATTGTCAAGTCTGAAAGTAATTGCACCTAATGAACCGCGTGGAGTCTTACGCAATTTGAGCTCTCTAGAGGCGATGTCGGTAATGTCTGCAAGGTTCTTGATGTTAGAGTCAAAGGAACGCTCAAAGAGTCCGTATGAGGCTATAGAATCGGTATCAGAGGTGCTGTAGGTTGAGCCGTATCCTGTGGCGTAGCGATAGATAAGGCTGTTACGGATGCGAGCAGTCTGAGTTGTTGAGGTGATAGAACTTGGTGTTGCATACGCGCCATCGAGGTTAGTAAAGCCATTTGCTGCAAGGTAGTTAGATCTGTGATCCGCATCGTCATAGGAAACATCCCCATCTTTTTCCTCGTAAATCGTTCCGAGTGCGCTTGTTGCAATCTGATCCGCTAATGTCTGAGATTTAGCAGAAGCGTTAGCTGCCACCGAAATCATCGTGTAGAAGCCTGAGTCAATTGTGCCAATGTAAGACTCTGCATCATTCCATGTCGTAGTTGCTGGGTAGGTATCCCATGTGACTGTGGGAGTTACTTCTGCCCATGAAAGGTTAAGAGCTGCGCCAAGGATGGCTGCGATCTGTGCGCCATCTAAGCCTTCTGAAAGGGCTGTGTTATAAACCGCCTTAGTCAATTTAGCCAGTGAGCCAATGCCCAAAATTGTGCCTGTGGTCACATAGCCTGATTCCTCTGGGCTTCTGACACCAATGTTGAAATCTGATACTTCTCCGCCAAAGACTGTGACATAAGTGCCAGATGAGTTTTTTAGCTCTAAAGTAATTGGCTCTGTAACATTGATAGTAAAGGGCGCATTGTTATTGTTGATGATCTGCACTTGGCAATAACCTGCCGTAGCCTGTCGATCAATGTCTAAACGACCAGATGCAAAAGAAACAGAAGTGACAGTTGTATAGACATCATCACCCACTGTAATTCGCCACTCTGGAAGCCATGTCATGCGATTGTGTAGCCTCTCAATGTGCCACGCTGAGCGGCATCTGTGAGGACTTGGTCGATTGCTTCTGCAATAGCGTTAGGGTCTCCGATGCCTGTGTTTACAGTAATGTTTACACCTGCTTGCATAGGAATCTGCCGTCCTGTGCCGTTAGAACCTAAGCCCACTCCAGAACCACCCGATGTGATAGGGGCAACATTAGAAATGTCTGCGCCTACGAAAGGTGAATAACCGCCTAGTGTGGCTTGCTGGGCTGGGGTTAATGACTCGAATGCACTTGCAGCGGTTCCTTTGAAGTTAGATAAGATCGACTGGGTGGCAGAAGCAGTTGAGGATGGAGTAGCACCCTTAGCTTGCATACTCAACAACTGTTGTAACAAAGCGATGGCAGCCGTTAGATTATCAAGGTTAATAAGATCTTTAGGTTGTAGGCTATCAAGCACAGACTTAATGTCTTGAAGCTTTACATTCTGCATACCTAATGCACCAAGAACCTTTAGATCTGCATTGAGTTTAGCAGTAGCAGCAATGATGGCTGCTTCATCCTTAG